CGCCAAGATGAGTAACATCTTCCGGCTGAATAACATATTCTCCACCTGCAGCAACAATCTCAACAGGCGTAGATCCGCCATCGGCTCGAGCGCCATAAGGTTTGCCTTCTGCATAAGGCTGTTCAGATTCCGTGTATGGCTGGGATTCCTGCGTATATGGTTTGGATGAAAACATACGGCGGGCAATTTTAAATCCAGCCATGGTATTGCCTTCACCCATCGATGAAATGATATCGGCAGGAATAACGTAAGATCCTGATTTAACGCTCATTGGCAAATGATCAGTACGACCCGCAACAGGGCTATGGATTGGGCCGGAATGCGTCATATGCTGCCCCGCCATAGGATAATTTGGCTTGGGGATTGTCATGTCAGGTTTTCGGTAATCCAATGGCCCCCCAACTAACTTTGCTTTACGAGCCGTATTTAATGCGGCCGCAATCGCTTGTTCTTGCGGGTGACCTGCATGGACCATCTCTGAGATGTTATGGCTAATTGTTTTTTGGGATGACCCATGGGCTAATGGCATCGCATACCTCAACTGTACGACATGGCGACGATTTGACCATCGCCTGGGGCTACAACGATTCCATTATTTACGGGCATATTAATTGTATAAATGCCAATGGAGTTTGGGATAAGGGCAAGACGATTGCCGGTAGCAGCCGCAAGAACTGAGGTTGTATCATAAATTGTGCCAGGGGTAGTTCCTGCCTCAATAATACTGATTTTCCCAACCCATCCCGCAGCTGTTTCAAAATAAGTTGATGTTGAAATTTCAGAACTATTAAGTGCGCCAGCCAAGTTGCGCGTAATGTTAGTCAAGGAATTTATGCCCTGAACGCCGTTCTTTTGAGTAGTGAGAATGTCGTCTAAACTAGCCATTAGAATTTCCCATCCTGTTGATAACGATACCTTATACCACCAAGACGCCAAAATGTATTTACGTCAGTTGAAGATACCTGAATTGACATAAGACGTGCGCGTATCCTGACAGACAGATATTCTGTCGTTGCTGTCATTAAATAAGGACCGTACTGCGTTGGTGTATCATCAGGGTAATTTGTGGCAAAAAAAGTTATGTATACGGCAGCAGTCGTTCCGCTTACAGGAGGAAAAACATCGCCGCCATATTGGGCATACGTCCCCCATTTCATGTCAGGCCAGATTTGATCAATAAAGATCATATTGTCAGCTTGATTAAGTTCAAAATAGCCCGTTTGAGCCGTTGTGAGCATAGCAGTATTGTTGCCTGCGTTGTTTCCAATTTCATGCTGATAAATAAAATTGTTTGTTCCAGAGCCAATTGGCGCACCAAGTACCGACTGATCAATCCAAGCCGTTCGCCCTAAAGAACCATAGTCCCATTGTTGAAGAACAATATTATATTTAACGTATGAATCGTTTTCCGTCGCGCTTGCAGAAGGGTAATACCAAGTCACTTCATTGAACTGGCTATTAACTGCACAGACAACTTTGCTGTAATAAGATGTATTGATATTTTGAAAAACCACATCAAAAATAGGGCATGGAATAGGAACTGGTCCAGAACCAGCCATCATGAAAAATTGTTTTTGCGACATCCAGTAGATGACGCCATTCATTGTACCAACGCAATGCCTTGATATAGCGCCGCAGTTTGTACCAATTTTGTTAAATCCATAGACATTGGGAGGCCCAACATATTGCATGGCCCAAATATCTAAATCCGTCCAAATCAATCCTTGCTGTGGTCCTTGAATGCAAACAACAATTTTTGACCCCGTTGGAATACGATAAGACCCTGCCTGATTGATTGACGTTGCATTCCAAGATTGAATATTGGCCACATCGCTATAGCGGATTGTCAAAGGATCTGGCGAAAGAGTAAAGGACGAGCCCCAAGCTACAATTTGGCGCTCAGGCATGGCAACAAATATACCATCATTAACCAATGGGGCGTTACCACCAATGATTTGCGCTTTAAGCAAAGTTCCCTCTGGAGACCAATAGTAAATTGGGCCACCTGCTGGGCAGGCAACTAAAAGCTCGCCATAGTTATCAAGTGTCCAGTCAGTTGCGGTTATTGCAGTCCCAGTGGATCCTGTAGAAACGGTTCCTTGCCCATACCCACCATACCCATATTGCCCTTCACCATACCCTGAATTAGGGGGAAGAGCGCCCAATGTAATATAATAAGTTGTGTTAACATTCCCGCTATTGACATATGTTGGTCCCGCAGAAGACGTTGCTGAAGTTGAAGTTGCAAAATAAAAATTATTTGCATCAATAACAGATTGAACAATATAAAGACCAAAAATAGCTATTCCACCTACCGTTGTTGATACAGAAACATAAAATTCGTTTCCTGCAAAAAATCCATGATTTATAAACGTGCATTGAACTAATGCGGATCCATTCGTAGTGGTAAAAGCATATACAGCGCCATCATTTGAATAAACTGAAGTTGTAATATCAAGAGTTGAAATGACTGTTTGAGACACAGAAACTGTATAAGTTCCGGTTCCACCCGTGCCAGTCCCATATGCAGTGACAACGGTATTATCGGCAATGTCGGTGCCTTGTATGGTTGCCCCAACAACTAAAGTGCCAAATGAAACTTGTGTAATATTTAAAGTAGTTCCACTTATTGAGCCCCCGCCCGAAAAAGAAAATGGCACAGAATTGGCTTGAATTGTATATATGTTGGATGATGCATTTATAATTTGGTATGGCCCATTTAAAACCAATCCACCTACCGAAACAGGTGTTTTAAACAAAACGTAATCAAGAATTGATGCACTAAAATTAGCATCATAAAATGTTACAATATTTGAACCAGGCGTTGCGGTAAAAGAAGGCGAAGAATTTGTTGTGGTCGTTTGTGGCGTAATATCAATTAAAGACCCGTCTGTAAGAACATTAAGGACTGTTTGAGCTGCAATTCCAAGATGGTTTTTGCTTTGAAGATCCGACCATCCTTTTAAAGCTCGGACAATAGAAGATATGGCGGTCCCGTAATAAGTAACCCAGCCTCCTAATTTTTGAATAAGACCATCGCCGCCCCTGTCGGGCAAAAAACGCACAAGATTTGTCGCTGACCATGCGGTCTCGTTCAATGTTGGCGTTCTTGTTGTATCAACGCCCGGGATAATTTTTACAGTATTATGCGGCATAATTTACCTCGTAGGCGATGCCACAATAGCAGGTGAGTAAGACGTCCATCCGCCAGCTTGGAATTTTTTCCGTGCCTCTTCGACCGTGGCTCCCTTTAACAAAAGATTATATTGGTTTTCGTAACTTTGAGCCATAGCCGGATCATCTGATTCACGGCCAAAATTGCGTTGATAGGCGCTGATATATATCATTGAAGCCATGATCAGAAGATCCGGCAAGTTTTGGCTTATAAATGTATATACCGTGTCTGCTGTGCCAGAACTTGCAAAATTGTTTAGCGTAGGTTGGCGCGTTGTGCCCGTTACTGTAGCTGTATATGTTGTATTAGGCCACGGGCCAAAAAGAATAATTTGATTGGTTGGGCCTGCAGAAGTTGTCAAAAAATCGTTCCCGTAAACGGCAAAATATTGAGGTATCGCGGTATAGGACGAGGAACCATAAACATTTCTAATAAATTCTTTTGATACGGGTGTCAGGGTATTTTCCCCGCCGGAGTTATTATTGATGTAAATTGTCTGGACAGTGACAAAATCAGTCGTGGGAACCGAAAGCGTGTTAGATGAAGAAGTTAAAGTATAACTTGAACTAGCCGTTTGAGTTGCAAGAAAATCCAAATCCCGCTGAATCCTAAGTTCGGCGTAATTGAGCATTTGGGGAATAATGGCTTGAAAGTTTGGGTCAGACGAAGTGACAAGGCTATTCGGTGAAGTTCCGGTCGTCAAAAGGGTCTGCTGCAAGACAGCCATCGTTGCAATCTGAGTGACATATAGATTGTACGAAAGGGCTGTCGTTGTCGTGGTCATTGTACTATCCAACCATGTTAAATGCGACCTGCTCCACTTCTGAAACACGCCTAGACCAGCCCTTACCAAA